TGCACATTATCAGATAGTGCTTCTGTTATATTTGGTAACTTAGGAACAGCAAATGAAGTTGGATTAGCAGTTGGCACAAGTGCAGACGCTAGAATTCATCAAATTGATAGTTCTGGTAATACAATATTTAAATTACCTGCAGCTGATGGATCAGCTAATCAAGTTCTAAAAACAGATGGTAATGGTGATTTATCATGGGTTGCACAAACAAGTAATACTAACACAACATACACAGCAGGCACAGGATTAAACTTAGTTGGAACAGAGTTTCAAAATACTGCACCAGATCAAACTGTAAGTCTGACAGGTTCGGGTGCTACAAGTATCAGTGGAACTTATCCTAACTTTACTATTAGTAGCACGGATACAAACACTGATACTAACACAACATACACAGCTGGAACAAATGTAGCAATAGATGGTTCTAATGTTATATCTTCAACAGATACAAATACAACATATACAGCAGGTAATGGATTAACATTAACTGGTACAGAATTCACAATGAGTGGAAGTTACACGGGTGACTTTACTGCAACTGGTGACGTTACTGCTTATTCAGATCAAAGGTTGAAAAGAAATGTAGAAACAATAACTAATGCAGTAGACGTAGTTAATTGTTTACGAGGTGTTAATTTCGAAAAAGACGGCAGACATAGCACTGGTGTTATTGCACAAGAAATAGAAGAGTTCTTCCCAGAAGTAGTTCACACTGATGCCGATGGAATGAAGTCTGTAGCATACGGAAATATATCTGGATTACTAATTGAAGCAATCAAAGAACAACAAAAAACTATAGAAGATATGAAAAAACATATATATGATTTGCAAACATTATATATGGCTCAAGCAAAAAAAGAGCAAGAACGAGCAGAAAAAAATAAATAATAATATACTACTATATGCTATGAAGTATATAAGATAAATATAATAGCAAGCACTATAGCATGCAATTATCGATAATTACAAGCAAGGAGTCACAATATGGCATTACCAGCAACAGGCGCCGCAATGACAATGGGAACAGTACGTAACTACTTTGGACTAAGTGGAACAATTTCTATGAGTACATTAGGTAACTACATTTCACCATCAGTAACAACAAACATTCAGCTTTCAGCTACGTTTGGTGGGTGGCAAAACCCGAACCCAACAGGTTCACACGGTTAATTTAATTAGCTAAATAAAACTAATAATAACGCTGTTATTTAATTGACAGCGTTATTACTTTATAGTATAATATACTAACTTACAAAAGTAAACTCAACCACAGGAGAAAACAATGAGTATAAGAACACGTTTTGAAATTGAAACGTTTGTGTTAGGTGCACATCCGACACTGGGTCGAAAAGCACAAGCACTAACAACAGAGCTATTACAAGCTCGTGAACAACAACATCCAGATCTACCAATATTAGAAATCATTTATAAAGATTTCTCAGAGAAGCATGATATTGAATCTCTGATGAGAGACATTGAAAGTAATGAAGAAGAATATTGGGTACACCGTTTAGCAAAATTGGCAGCAATTGACATTCTTACATTAGGTAAGGTACAACCAGAACATATGAACTATATGGTTTCATTACAAGATGAGGCATTCTCGGCATGTGTCAAAGAAGCAACTTCGATTGCTAAACAATTAAATTACGAAGTACAGCAAATTGAAGCTGAACTTCAGTCAGAACTAGCTTCTGAAAAATAATTAATGGTCAGTGTAACTAACCATTATTACAAGAAAGACAATTCCGCTAATGTGGCAATTTGTGTTCCTGTGCAAAATCAGACTACAGCGGTCTTTGCCTATAGTTTAGCCATGCTTCAAAAAAAGTGTGGCGAAACTGGGCTTGCAACTTCATTACATTTTAATATGGGTAGTGAAGTTGCAATGCAAAGACAACAGTTAGTAGATCAAGCATTAGAAACAGATTGCACTCATATTATGTGGATTGATGCAGACATGCAGTTTCCAGTAGATACGCTAAATATACTATTAGCAGCAAACAAAGATATTGTTGCTGGAAATTACTCAACAAGAGTTCCGCCCCACAGGCCAGTTGCCTTTAAAAGCAAAGCTAATTTAGATAGCAGAGTTTTTACAGGAAAAGGAATTGAAAAAGTATGGGCCGTAGGAAGTGGAATGATGTTAGTAAAAAGAGAAGTATACGAAAATATTTCTCGTCCTCATTATAAAATTGAGTATAACGAAGGTTATACTAGTTTAGTAGGAGAAGATATTTACTTTTGTAATCTAGCAAACGAAAATGGATACGAAGTAAATGTTAGTCACGAGTTAAGTGACAGAATTGCACATATAGGAACACGTGCATATACAATTAAGGGCGATTGCAATGATTAATTTACACAATGTACAAAGAGAATATCAAGGACAGAATGTTATAACACCTTGGGATAGATTAAAGAAATTTATTTTTGATTCATATCCAGTTATTAAGACTCCTGTTAAAATAAAAGACGAAGATTCACTACTGGAAACAGCATCTACTTATAAAGATAAAGCAGACATGGTGTGGGTAGTATTTGATGATATTGAAATAAATCCTAATTTTCCTTGGACATACAAACCAGGTGATGGACTTGCAAAAAATGTAATTCATACATTTCCCAGAGTAGTTAAACGAACAAATAGACCTGTTAGTTGGGGAGATATTCAGTTAGTGCCTACTAATGGTGTTTCGCATACAACAGTACAAAATAAAATTGTATCTAGCTATCATGTTGCAGAATTTGATGTGTTTATGATTAGTTTTCACGAAGCTGAAGCAGATGAAAACTTTACAAAATTAAGAGATAGATTTAAAGACGCACAACATGTAAAAAATGTTGAAGGTATTGGAAATGCACATAAAAAAGTTGGAGAACTAGCAAAAACCGAAATGGTATACATAGTTGATGCAGATGCAGATATTTCAGGACACTTTAGTTTTGATTTTATTCCACCAATGAGTAAGCGTAAGAATACAACATATGTATGGAGCTCTAAAAATCCTATCAATGATTTAGAATATGGATATGGAGCAGTTAAATTGTTCCCACGTGAACAATTATTATCATTGGGACACGAATTACCAGATTATACAACAGGTACTTCTTTCTACCAGCCAATCAAGGATGTGTCAAACATTACAAGATTTAATAAAGATCCATACAGAACATGGCGTAGTGCATTTCGTGAATGTGTTAAGTTAGCTAGTTCTGTTAATCCAAATCAAAATCAGGAAGAAACTGATTCAAGATTAGAAACATGGTGTACAGTTGATAACGGAGAACGTTTTGGACGTTATTGTATCAAAGGTGCTAATGAAGGCAAAACATACGGACTTGAACACAAAGATGATATTGAAGCCTTAAATAAAATTAATGATTTTGAATGGTTACGTGAGCAGTTTGTTGCTTCTATGAAAAAGAAAATAACTTAATATTTCTATTTTTTAATCTGATGTGCAAGTACAGTTTTAAGTTTCTTAACAAATTGTTTTGAGTTAAACTGTATCTTTGCACCAGGATGTACTGGTCTGGGCCAGTTTCCAATTTTAACCCAACAATACCCGTCACTTTCATTGTTTAGTACGGGTATAAATTCGTCTTGTACTGTAACAACAAAACTATTGTACACAAATTTTTTATTTGGACTGGTAAATTTATTTATGGGAATAACTTTTTCTATAGATGGAACTAAACCAACTTCTTCTTCAATTTCTCTATATAGCGTTTCTATAGGTCTTTCGTTACCTTCAGATTTACCACCAAAAAAGCCCCATGTTCTAGGATGATTAACCTCACCACTTCTTTGTTGTAGCATTACTCTGCCAGTATCTATACTTAAAAATATACATCCACTTGCTGTTATCATATATGTCCTATCCAATGGGTACAATCGTCACACGGGTCATCTGTATTACAGATATATTCGCCAGTATCCAGAATTATAAATTCCTTCATAGCTATTAATCCAATCTGTGCCATTCCATTCCAATTGATCATCACTTGAAACATTTGTTACGTATTGTGTATCATTTATTGTAGAACTATCAAAGCTCACAACCCAACTTGATCCATTATATTCGATTATATCATTTTTATTAGCAACTACATTAGTCCATTGTGCTGACACTGGGCAATCATTTAAAACAACATATCTTTGACCAGAAACAACACTAGGAACACTTCCGTCTCCTGGGTAATTTTTGCTAGGGTCAACAACACCGTCAATTGGTTGAAGAGTATTTGTTCTTAACGTTGCAGTATCTATAGTAACATTTAGTAAATTAGGATCGCTTGGATGTGCTTCTAATCGTCCAACTATATCATCATCATTGTCTGATGGATCTGCTCCCTTTCGTAATCTCACTTGACTTATTCCGTCACGTAATGTTCCAAATGGAGTTAGTTCTTTGCTCCAACTTAAGATTTCTCCGTTGGTGTCTAAATTAGAACCTTGATTATTTAATAATTGCATCGTGTCATTCTCATACTTAACTTTTTTATCTTCATATGTAACAATTGTATATTTTAATGTTTCAGTATTAAATGATTCGTTACTTTTAAAGCTATCTAAGTCATCATCATCTAAGCTATATAATTCATTAATAATTGTATGAATAAGTTTTTGTTGTTTTACTTTAGCAGGCGGAGTAATGTATATAGGAATGTCAAATGTTAATGTTGCAACGTCAATAATATCGTCAATACTTGATCCGACACTTCTTGTACTCCATGTTGTATTTGTTAATTCTACCATGCTCAAAGCAGTCCAATCAACTGGACTACTGTTAGTCCTTATATCAAGTGTTGGGTTAAACAACACTAGTATTTGTTCCATTAATTGTAGTTTTTGGTCTGTGTTTGATGTCCAAATGTCACAGTTCATTATTAGTTTATAAGGAACAGGTGCATGTCTCTCGATAGTATACTGATTTCCTAGCTCATTAGTATATTCACCTGTAGTCTGATCATACTTTTTTTCGTTTACTTGAACTTTGTCTACGTGATCTTGGTATGTACGTCTTTCTGATAGCATATCTAACGAAGTTACATAGCAACTTATAAATGGCACGGTATTCATAACGTTTTCTGAATTTTCTCTAGTTATATGTGCCGCCATTCTGTTTATATCACCGTAACGTACTGGTACTTGTTGGTATATGGAAAGGTTGTTTTCGTTCTTACCCATTTGTACACTAAAACCACTGAACAGTCTTATAAACTGCTGAATGTATCTTCTAATTTGTTTATCGTAAAAGTATTGTTGTGCCATTATTCAAAATCACTCTTTGGTTTAATTACCTGAGATAGTGCTTGTTTCTCAGGTTGTTCTTGGTTATTAACGACACTAGTAGAATTATTATTAATAAAGCTACTTGCATTATAAGTTCTATCACTCCATGTTTGGTCGTTAACATTATCATATAATCTATGCCATTTATTACCTCGTCTAACAAAAAGTCTGTTAGGCGTAAAATCTGTTCTTACAAAATACTCACCTTCGTTTGGTTGAGCAGGAAACTGATCACCTTGTTGCAATACTTCACCGTGTTCATATGTTGTACTATCGTCTGCTTGTCCAAATAAATGATCAGCTAGTGGTAAGTTATTTGGATTGGCCGCTTCTGCAGAAGCCACAATAGCATTACTAATGTTAAGTTCTGTTTTGTAAGAACTAACATCATTTTTAAGACTATCCGGATCACTAGCAGTACCAAGTATATCTGCGTATTCTTGTGTATCTGTTAGTGGTGCTACTTTAACACGCCAAATGTGTGGATACCAAGTTTGTGAAAAACCTTCACTTCCTCTTGCAGCATCTTGCACAACATAAAACTTATTAATAGCCTCTCTGTCATTGGTAAGTAATAATTCATCACGCAAATGAGGTAATTCAATTACATCACCGGGCATAAGTCTACGCCCCATACGTTCTACCATATCATTAATATGAAAACTAATAAACAATGTATCGTTTGTTAAAAACAAACCAAATTGTGTTAAATCAAAGTCATTGTCACTTACATTATATACGCCACGTAGTTCAAAAACATCAGGATCGTATTTACGATCTCTGTTTTCCATAAACAATAAGTCTTGTATGTTTGTTTCGTCAATTAAGCCTTCGGGATTAATTTCTTCTCCAGTGATATTGTCAATTTCTAATCCACTGCCGTAGTTTGGTTCACTAGGGTCATTATTACCTTGTTGTACATCGGGTCCTAGGTATTTGTGTACATGTATACCTGTTCCGCCTATGTCAAATTGTTCACGGATACTGTGATCCATAAACTTATAATCATTTCCTTTAAAAGGTTTGTATAAACTGAGTCTTGGCATGTGGTTTTCCTTGTTATAATGTATTTATCCGATTTTGAATTATACAAGACAAATTTAGGATAAATAGTTCTGTATGCAGTTAATAATCTGCATTTTATAAAAGGAAAAGACTATGTTTAGATTTTTCACAGAAAAGAAATGGGCATTGTGGTCCTGGTTAGGATCAGCAATAATTTTATCATCACTTTGGGTTCAAGTCGAAATTGATGTTAAAATTAACGAATGGTTCGGTCAGTTTTATGATATGATTCAGAAAGCCCTAGCAACACCCAATGCAATCACCATAGGTGAGTATTGGGGTAGTTTAGCAAGTTTCTTATACTTAGCGGCTATCTATGTAGGTATCGCAGTAGTAGTAAGTTACTTTACAGCACACTATTTGTTTAGATGGCGTACTGCAATGGTAGAATGGTATCATTCAGTTTATGACAAAGCTAGAACTATTGAAGGTGCCGCACAACGAGTACAAGAAGATACTATTAAATTTAGTAGAATTATGGAAGGTCTAGGTACAAGTTTTATTGAATCAATTATGGTTCTAGTTCAGTTCGTTCCTATTCTATTAGGACTATCAGTTGGTATTCCTATCTTCTTCTTTGGTGATTGGCAATATGGACTTGTTACAGGTGCTATTGTTTGGTCAGTAGGTGGAACATTATTCTTAATCGCACTAGGTTGGTTACTACGACTTGTGGGTGTTGAATATGATTTACAGAAGAAAGAAGCAGCATATCGTAAGATACTTGTTATTGCAGAAGATGATGAGACTGTAAGACCAAAAACTATTAACGAACTTTTCCAAGATGTTCGTAGTATTCACTTTAAGTCTTATTTGCGTTATTTGTATTTTAATGTAGGACGTATTACATACTTACAAGCAAACGTATTATCAGCTTATGTGTTCTTAGCACCGGCTATTGTAGCAGGCGTTGTAACACTAGGTGTAATGCAACAGATTATTCGTGCATTTGGTAGAGTTGAAGGTTCGATGCAATATCTCTTTAGAGCGTGGCCAACACTTATTGAATTAATGAGTGTGTTTAAGCGTTTGAGAGAATTTGAGCGTCAAATCAACGAAAAATAAAATAAAATAAAATAAAAAACTTTTAAACCCTTGTTCTGCAAGGGTTTTTTCTTGACTAAAAAGGTTGACAAGTAAGACATCTTGCTCTATAATATAAGTATATTAAATAAAAAAAGGAAACCAACTATGAACATGCAAGCATTTAAAGTATTTCAAATTAGACTAACAGACGCTGAAATTGATCTTATTAACGAAGAAGGTCACAGTGCAGTTCATAAAAATTCTCTAAGATTAGACATGAATCTTGGTAGAGAAGATACAGGTAGACTTGCCGCTGATGCATTCAACAGAGGATATTACACACATGTTAGTAATATTACTGCATTAAATCTCGAAGGTGTGTTTCATGTAGGAAACATGGGTCCAGAAGAATTAATTGAACGATTAGCACCTATGCACAGTCTTAGTGTTGGTGATATTGTTGAAGGAACAGACGGTGTAAAACATGTTGTTGCTGACTTTGGATTTAAAAAGGTTGACGAAATTAAAGTTTTAGCGTAAACTTGTTTTAAATCACTAATCAAAGGGAGTAACGCAAATGCTCGAAATATTATCTTTTATAGACGAATTAAACGATCTATACTCTAAAACACAAGATTTAACCTCTAAACGACAGATTTCTTCTGTTATTGATAAGTACCGAAAAATAGCCGACGACATGGAACGCAGGTTATTTGATGAATATAACGGAGACAATAACAATGGCTAGATTGGCTGGAATAAAAATAAAAAAGAAGCAACCTCGGCGACCCTCTGAGAGAATTCGTGCAAATCAGTTAAAAGATCCTAATTGGGAAGGCGCAGACGGATGGTCTGGTAAAGAATACCACATGAAGCGTCAAGCCGCAACTGATTATTATTACAAAAATTATAAAACTGCTGTTCTTATAGATTTTGCATGGGATTGGATGCTTGCAAATGGTTATGATAAAAAAGATATAAAATGTGTTAAGGCAGCAAAAGCTGGATCCATAAATGCAACAACAGGATATTACTGTCGTATGCTTACAATGGGTTGTCCAGATGAACACTTGGCCTGGAATGCATATTGGGAAAGTCTTCCTGGTACAGGAGGTACTCCTACACCAATTAGTGAGTTTATTAATAAAACAATTAAACGAGCAATTGAAGATGGCAAAGAACATGTAGAAGAAGCAGAGCGTTTAGCAGAAGCAGAAGCAAAACGAAATAATAGGCCAAAGCCTACTATACAACAACTGCTTCATGCAGCCGCATTGCAAATGACTGATGAGATAGAAGAATTCTTAGAGCAGTGGGTAGTTAGTGGATATGATCCAAAACTTGCAAAAGATTTTAAACCAGATATGATGCTACGTAGAGTAACTGCAAAGCAGGCACATGTACGAATTATTCGTAACATATACAAAGATAATGTTGCAGAGTTTACAGAGCTTGCTAAAAAAGTTAAAAAAGAAGACAAAGACGATATGCGTTTGCAGTTAGAAGAAGGCTACGAACATATGTCTACTGCACAACAAAAAGGTGCTTTGGAAATATATCGTAAAATTGTAGATGCATGTGATATTGTTGAAGCAGAAAGCAAAGCAAGTCGTAAGCCACGAAAGACACGTACAAAGAGTCCAGAAGACCTTGTTAAGAAGCTCAAATTTAAGCAAACAGACGCCGAATACGGTTTAGGTAGTATAACACCAGCAGATATTATTTACGCCCGCATACTGGTGGTTTTTAACACTAAGAACCGCAAGGTTGGAGTGTACTATGCTAAGAACGTAGACCCAATGGGACTAAAACGAGAAGGTAGTGGACTAAGTGTTAAAGGAACTACTATAACTGGCTATGACGAAGAAAAGAGTTTACAACGAACAATTCGTAAGCCACAAGAGTTTCTACCAGAAATTAAAAAAGCCACAAGAGCAAAAACAGAAAAGTTGTTTGAAACACTAAAAACAACTGAAACTAAACTAAATGGACGAATCAACGGAGAAACTATCTTATTAGCCGCCTTCAATAAGTGATACTATGATAAATACATAGTAGGAGAAACTTAAATGGCAGCAATAAATAAACTTCAAAAAGAAATAGAACTACGCTTAGGCGGTGGAATGGTTGATGTTGAACTCGACCCAGAACACTATGAACTTGCCGCCGATAAGGCACTTGCAAAATATAGACAACGTGCAGAAAACGCCGTAGAAGAAAGTTTTATTATACTAGAAATGGTAAAAGACCAAAGTGAATATACACTTCCATCTGAAGTAATGGAAGTTAGAGATATTTACAGACGAACAACAGGTGTAAGTAGTGGAACAGGAAATGATATAGAACCGTTTCAAGCAGCTTACCTTAACACGTACTTATTAGGTAGTAGCAGAAATGGTGGACTATCGAGTTTTGATTTTTTACAACAAAACAGAGAAACAATGGGTAAACTATTTGGTGCAGAACTAATGTTTACTTGGCGCCCACAAGATAAAAAATTAATCCTACAAAGAAAAATTAAAGCAGATGACAATGCAGTACTGCATTGCTATAACTACAGACCAACTGAAAGTTTACTTGAAGATACATATGCAGGTCCTTGGATAAAGGATTACGCATTTGCTCATGCTAAACTAATTCTAGCAGAAGCTCGTGGTAAGTTTACACAGATTGCAGGACCACAGGGTGGTACTACAATGAACGCAGACCAATTGAGAACAGACGCTCAAGGTGAGATTGACAAATTAGAGATGGAACTAACATTATACAGTGATGGAAGTACTGGTCTCGGATTTGTAATCGGCTAAATGCACTTAAATACAATTCATGATACAAACGGCGCTTATTGTCAAAATTGCGGGTGGGGATCTCATTGCGGAACATCCAGATATGCAGAAGTAAAAGACTACGCATGCGATGGTGGCGAATACAGACAAATTAAAATTTGTGATCATTGTAGATGTAAACGGTGTAGTAAATTAAAAAAAGATAACTTGACAATTAAAGAATAGTTTAGTATAATAACACATATGAAGAAAATAATAGGCATATGCGGACTTATAGGTCACGGTAAAGATACAGCTGCAGGATTCTTAATTGATGAAGGGTTTGAGCGAGTCAGTTTTGCTGGCGTGTTAAAAGATGCATGTTCTAATATATTTGGTTGGGACAGAGAGCTACTCGAAGGCACTACAGACGAAAGCAGAGAATGGCGAGAAACAACAGATGAATGGTGGGCTGATAGGTTAGACATACCAAACTTTACACCCCGTCTTGCATTACAGCAAGTAGGAACAGATGCATTGCGTACACACTTCCATCCAGATATATGGGTTGCAGCATGCGAAAGACAAATTATAAACACAGATAAAAATGTTGTTATTAGTGACTGTCGATTTTTTAACGAACTAAGTGCAATTAAAAACTTAGGTGGAACTACCGCAGTTGTATGGAGACACGATAA